GGAGGCCGCTGCTGTCCGAAATCTACATACCCCGGGATTGCCCGTCGTGCGTGAGACGTTGACGAAGGGTGCCGCGTGACGCTCGCCGTCGCCGCCAGCGAGGCCCCCAGGCGCCCGAGGAGGCTCGTCGGGAGTACCCAGCCGCGCATCTGCCCGCCTCGGCCCGTTCGGACGGGTGTCGCCGAGTTCCAGCAGACAGCGGCGGCCATGGGCATCGAGCTGATGCCCTGGCAGAAGGTCGCCGGCCGCTATCTCATGGCACGGAACGCCGACGGCACCCGGCCATACCGCGAGGTCGCCATCGTCGTCGCTCGCCAGCAGGGCAAGACGACGCTCATGAAGCCGCTCATCATCCACGCGCTCCGAGCCGGCAAGCGCATCGTCCACATCGCCCACGACCGCAATCTGCCGCGCAAGATGTTCGACACGGTCGCGGACGCACTCTCGGGTGAGCCGGACCTGTTCCCGAAGCGACGCGGCAAGGTCATCTGGCCTCGCTACGGTGCCGGCCAGGAAGAGATCATCCTGCTCAATGGCGGCACCTACCGCATCGCCGCATCACGGACCGGCGGCGCACGCGGATGGTCGAATGACATCGTCGTCATCGACGAGCTGCGCGAGATGGAGTCCTTCGACGTCATGAACGCCGCCGAGCCGACGCTGATGATGTCGCCCGACCCGCTCATGGTGTACCTGTCGAACGCGGGCACCGAGAAGAGCGTGGTGCTCAACAGCGTGCGGGACCGGGCGGGGGACGATCCGGGGCTCGCCTACCTGGAGTGGAGCGCGGACCCCATCCTCGAAGCGGGGGATCGCAAGGGCTGGGTGCAGGCCAATCCCGCTCTCGGTCACCACGCATCGGTGCAGTCCAATCTCGAGGCCGCCTATACGCGGCACCGGCTCGCCAACACGATGCCCATCTTCGAGACGGAGAACCTCTGCCGCAGCGTCGATACGATGCTGCCCAAGGTCGTCGCCGACGTCACCTGGGAGCGAGCCATCGGCGCCGTGGGCGAGCCGGTCCGGCCGGCCGTCGGGCTCGCCAAGGACCCGGCCGGCCGTCGCGTCTCGGCAGCGCTCGCGTGGCAGTCCGGCGACGCCGTCCACGGCTACCTGCTCGCGGACGTCGACGGCTACCCGGTGGACCTCGACAGGGCGGCAGAGCAGGTCGTGCCCGTCGTCCGCAAGCTCGGGGCAGCCAGGCGTGTCATGTACGACCCCTGGACCGACGGCGACTGGGCGAGGCACTTCCCCGACGCCCGCAAGCTGGTGGGCCAGGACTGGGAGACCGCCTGCCGCGTCTTCACCGAGAAGCTCGACGCCGGGGAGCTTCGCGTCGAGGACCCCGACGGTCGACTGACGCTCGACATGGCTGCCACCGTGCGCCGCGAGACGGCCCACGGCTGGGTCGCCGTCCGCGCCAGTGACGAGAAGCCCAACACCGGGGCGCTGGCGCTCATCCGCGCCGTGTGGCTCGCCACCACGCCGGCCCCGGCCGGCCCGAGGGCGTGGTGATGGGACTCCGCGACTCGCTGCTGTCGATGCTCTCGCTCGGGACGTACGTGCCCGAGGTCGAGGCCCGGGTCGCCGCGCCGTTCGAGGTCAACATCCCGGGGCTCTTCCCGGCCCGCTACGCGCAGGCGCCCTGGCACCAGCCGTCGGTCCGCGCGGCCCTCGGCGTGCCCGCCATCCTGCGCTGCGTCACGCTCATCAGCAACACCGCGGGCGCGCTGTCCATGAACGGCATCCGCGACGGCGTCACCGTCCCCGCAGCGGACCGGCCGCGCCTCATCGTCCGCCCCAACCCCCTCACCACGCCCCGCATCTTCTGGCGCGACTCGGCCCACTGGAAGGCGACCTACGGCGAGCAGTGGTGGTGGGTGGCGCGGCGCGACGGCGACGGCCTGGCGGCCTCGGTCGTGCCCGTGCCGCCCTACGAGGTGAAGGTCGAGGAGGACCGCAGCGACCTGCGCTATCCCGTCGTCTTCTGGCGGGACCGCAGGATGCCCCGCGGCGACATGGTCCTTGACACGCTCATGCCCGACCCGGACCACCCCTTCCGCGGCATCGGTCCCCTGCAGCTCTGCGGCGCGGCCGTGAGTGCCGCCGTCGAGGCCGAGACGTGGGCGGCGAGCTTCTACGCCGAGGGCGGCTTCCCGTCGGTGTGGGCCAAGCCCGAGGTCCCCTTCACCGACGAGGACGAGGCCACCAAGTTCAAGAGCAAGTGGACCTCCAACCCGCACAACACGCCCATCGTCATCGAGGGCATCGAGGAGGTCGGCACCATCCCGGTCGATGAGCAGGGCGCCCAGATGCTCAACGCCCGCACGCTCACCTTCGGCCAGGCGGCGCTGATGTTCGGCATCCCGGGCTCGATGGTCGAGTACGTCCAGTCCGGCTCGAGCTTGACCTATCAAAATGTCGGCCAGCGCTTCGACGACTTCGTGAAGGCGTGCCTCTGGCCCAACTACCTCGAGGGCACCGAGCAGGCCATGACGGACCTCCTGCCGCGCGCCTGGGTGGCCGAGTTCGACACCGACCGCTTCACCCGCCCCGACCCGCTCACCCGCATGCAGATCCACAAGCTCGCCATCGAGGCGGGCGTGTACGACTCGGCCCACGCGCAGCGCCAGGAGGGCATCATCCCGGGCTCGATCGAGACGAGCCCCATCCCGTTCTCACCGCCGGCCGCCCTGCCGCCGCCCATCGAAGTGCGGACGGCTGCCGAGCCCGTCGAGGTGCGCGAGCCAGTCGAAGTCCGGTGTCACGGCATGGTCGCCATGCGCGGCAGGCTGCGACCCTGCGGACGTCTGCTCGCCGAGGCGGCGACCCCGCCCTACCGCTTCACCTGCCCGCGCTGCAAGGCTGTCGCGCAGGAGGCCGTCGCGGCCTAGTCGGCTATCATCCGGAGCACAAGGCGGTCGTAGCGCCTTCTCTTCATGCCCCGTCCGCGGCTACGACCCGCAGGCGGGGCAACCCTGCGTAGAGGGACGAAGAGATGGACCTGGTCGAATGTCGTTGCCCCAGATGCCAGAAGCTCACCGCCTGCATCACCCCTGACTTCGCGGGCGCGGTGAGCCTCTTCTGCCAGCGCTGCAAGGTGAACTTCGGCACGATCGAGCCGATGCCACGGCTCAAATGCACCTGCGGTCGATGGCTGCATTCCGGCGTCATCCGTGCGGGCGCCCTGCTCACGCCCTGCCGTCACTGCGGAGTCCTCGTCACGTTCCGGCGGCAGGGTCCGACATGGACCGAGAAGCCGCGCCGCGTGGGCACGGCGCAGCAGCGCAGGTTGTCGCGCCGCCCACTCAGCGATGGCGAGTTGATGTGGGCGATGGAGGAGCGATGGCAGTCGCTGGTCGCGGCCTCGCGCTGGACGCGCGCGACGGACGCGACCAGCCATCGCTTCGCCGTCTTCGACCGGGACGGATTCCGCTGCCGCTACTGCGGGCGCGACCCCAGCGACGGCGTCCTGCTCGAGGTCGACCACGTCATCGCCCGAGCCAACGGCGGCGACGACTCGCTGGACAACCTCGTCACCGCGTGCGGACCCTGCAACCGAGAGAAGTCGAAGCGTCCGTTGACGAGCCCGGTGCCAGCGTCGTAGCATCGCGCCAACGCATCTAGTCGTCCGCCGTGACGCAGCGCTGCTCAATATCGGTCCCGACAAGTGGCCTCTGTGCCTAGGCGTTCATCGCCTTGTCATAGGAGGTCATCTCTATGTCTACCGAATCCATCGTCACCCAGACCGTCGAGGTCGACTCCCACATCGAGGTCCGCAACCTCGCCAAGCGCGAGATCGATGTACGCCTCGTGCCCTGGGACCGCGTCATCGAGACCACGAAGGGCCGCGAGATGTTCCGCCGCGGCGCCTTCTCCGATGCTATCGCCTCCGAGGTCCGACTCATGGGCCTCGAGCACGAGGCATCCATCGGCATCGGTCAGGACGGCAAGGCATCGCTGGTCCGCATCCCCATCGGCAAGGCCGTCGACCTCGATGACCGCTCCGATGCCCAGTACGCCACGTTCCGCGTCGCGCGGACCGTCCGCGGTGATGAGGCCCTCGAGCTGGCCTCGGAGGGCATCGCCTCGGGCGTCTCGGTCGAGTTCGCCGAGATCCCCGGCGGCACCAGCGTCGAGACCATCGACCGTCGCCGCACGTCCATCCATTCCCGCGCCCGCCTCGTGGGCGCATCCACGACCTATCGCCCCGCCTATCCCGAGGCGGCCGTCCTGGCCGTCCGGTCAGAAGGAGACCCCATGCCTGAGACCACGCCCGCGCCTGAGCCGCAGGCGCCCGACTACAGCGTCCTGGCCGGCGCAGCCGACAAGATGGCCGCCGCCAGCGAGCGCATCGAATCGGCCATCTCGGCCGTCAACACGCGCAGCGCCCTGCCCGACGAGGTCGTCGAGAA